ACATTTACGTGGCAAAATTCCGGAGCAGCCGCTGGCTCGACGCCAACTGAATTTTCTGAATTAGGTAATGCTGGTTTATTAGTTCTTAATAAAGCTCAAACAACAATTGATGAAAGATTCCAAGGGTTTTATGTAGGTATGTTAGATAATACCAATTTAAACCCTGCGACAGATTTCGACGGACTATTAACTGCAGAAACAGTTGCACAATCAGCAACATCTACCAGAAATTATATTACATTACCGTCTGCTAGATTAGATTTCTCTTTATCATCTATTTCTGATAATAATACAAGTACATTTGGTCAGGATGATGATAGTATTTCTGAGATAATGGAAAATCTAAGTCAGTTTGATATTGATGGTGCAGATTTCGACGATACAGTTTCGTTAGGATTGTTTAGATTAAGACAATCACCGTTCTCACCTGATACAATTAAGCTATCTTTTGTATTGAGTGAAAGTTATGTCGGTTCTTTAGATAGCTTTAGACAAATTAACTCACAAGACGGTGGTGTACCACTTAGTTTCTCAATCGATACAAGAGAAGATGATTCACCGAATGTAACAGTATTAACAAATGACTTTATATCGCATAAAGAAGATGGTAGTACTTGGTTAGATATTGACGGTAAGCCGACAAATAAGGTTAGATTCTTATCTGAAAAATTTAGCACTGATGGAAAGGCTCAGCAAAACATTCAAACGTTATCAGCTAGTTACGGTGCAAGTGATATAACAGAGGTTCAAGCTTTGACTGGCGCGTTACGCGGTTCGTACAATAACTTAGGTGGTGCTGATAGTTTATTCCCACTCGGTTCATTTGCAAGTCAAAATGCTAAGACGAAGGATCTTGGAAGCATTCCACAGAAGCTTGATAGATTGTTTGATACTGTTGAAAATGTTGACCTGTTTGATATTGATATAACACTAGACGGTGGTATTAGTACTATTAATGCGGTATCTGAATATCTTGAAAGAGGTACAGGTAAAAAGTATTTCGATGATACGGTAACCGTTTCAGCTATGGATGGTTTCTATACATCGGATATTGTTAACAATCTTACCGAAGAAGCTAAAGACTTTAGAAGTGATTGGAATACGATATTCCAAAGATTTGGTGAATTTGCTGAAAAGCGTAGAAAAGATCACTTGTTTATTGCTGATTTACCTAGACCGATCTTTGTCCAAGGTAAGAACTTCCTTACATTAGGTGATTCGACTAAAAACTTCTCACTAAACATACTCAAACCTATACAAGCACATACAAGTATAGTTAATACAAGTTACGCTACAACTTATGCACAATGGGCTAAAGTATATGATAGTGTATTAGATGATCAAACTTGGGTACCTTTCTCAGGTGTTGCAGGTGCAGCAATGGCAAATACAGATAGTAACTTCCAACCATGGTTTGCACCAGCAGGATTTACTAGAGGTATTGTTACAGGTGTTAATGATTTAGCATTATATCCGAAGCAAAAGCAAAGAGATCAATTATATAAGATTTCAACTAACCCGGTAGCATTCTTCCCTGGTGAAGGTTTTGTAATATTTGGTCAAAAGACTTTACTTAAGAAGCCTAGTGCGTTTGATAGAATTAATGTAAGAAGATTATTCTTATATCTTGAAAAAGCTACTAGACAGACAGTTAAGTACTTTATATTTGAACCTAATACATTGCTCACCAGAACAAGAGTATTGAATACGTTGAATCCAATCTTTGATATTGCAAAGAATACTGAAGGTGTTTATGATTTCTTATTAGTTTGTGATGAAAGAAATAATACACCAACGGTAATCGATCAAAACGAACTTGTTGTTGATATCTACTTGAAACCAGTTAGAGCTGCAGAGTTTATCTTAGTGAACTTCTACGCAACAAAAACCGGTACAGATTTCAATGAATTAGTTGGTTAAACGTAAATAACACATAAATATTACATATGGCAGATACGAGACTTACAGATTTACCAACGGTAACTACGCTTAATGATAGTGATGTACTGTATATTGTTGATAGTAGTGAAAACACTTCTAATAAAATTACATACGGTGATCTAATCAATACTAAGTTTAACGAACTCAGCACAGCGTTTACGCAGAGTATTACTGGTGGTGATTTTACTAATATTCAAACGTTATCTACGAATCAACAAGAATTGAGTTCTACTGTAGAAGATACACGTACTCAAAGTATTAGACTATTCACTTTAACATTCCCGGAAATATCAATTACAACTGGTAATAGATTTTTCTCTGCTTTTGATATTAATGAATTAAAGTTAGAAGCAGATGATACAAGACCGTTACCGGAATTTGAATTATCTGATACTTATACAACTACAATAAGTAGTGTTGGTGGTCTTAGTGGTTTGCAGACAGAAATGTATTTACTTTGTGCTTTCGGTGGCCAACCAGCAGTAGAGTTTAATTTATATAACAATACAGGTGCAACTGTAACAGTACCAGAAAATACTATATTTGCTGTCAATAAACTTGCTACCTCGTGATTAAATAATTAATATGGCAGACACAACACAAACAATTCAAGGATTTTATACGCAAGCTCAAGCTAAAGATTTTGCAAGAAATAATCTTTTCAGAGTGTTGAATATTAATTTCGGTGGTGGTACTGAGGTAAGTTTCGATGAATCGGATTTAGTTTATGCAACAACAGCTGCGTTACCAGGTAAAACAATCAACAATATTGCTGTACCTTACATGGGTCTCAATTTTAACGTACCAGGCACTGTAACGTATGATGGTAGTGAAGGGTATACACTAACATTTAGATCTGATGAATCTCATAACTTGAGAGAAAAGTTCTTGCAAGTTCAAGCAGATACTTTTGATGATGCTGATAGCACTGGTAATTATTTTATGCCAACTGCAGATGCTGTTATTGATTTGGTATTGTTAGATAAGGAAATGAATAGAGTAGCGCAGTATCAACTAGTTGGATGTTCTATTAGAAACGTCGGACCTCAAGAATATGACGCTGCAGGCGCTGGTGATATAGTAACATTTACGACAACGGTTGCATATCATTATTTTAGAAAAACTGCTTAACATATAAAAAATCTATTTTTTAAAGCTCTCTTTTGAGAGCTTTTTTTATGCATAAATATTATTATGCCAGGTATTTTAAATTCTATAAACAACGCTATACAAGGAGTATCTAATGCGACGAATGGGTTAATTGGCGGTTCTTTAGCACAACCTGGTTTGAGTTTATTAGGTACGAATTTACCAGGTGTACCATTAATAAGTTTTAGAGATCAATTTTTAGATAGCTTAAGTCAATGGACAACATCCATCCCTTTAAACACGCAGTTTATTGTACTGATTGACAATTTTCCAGCAGGTTTAACAACAAATGTTTTACAAAACCTCGAACCTATTGTCCAGCGCACAGGGTTTGATATTGATTTACCGAAAAATGTATCAATCAATTATAAAAATCAAGGTATAGTTGGGTGTATATTTGCAAATGGTTTTAATATAGGTGATGACTCTGTTGAGGCTGGTGCTGCTGATATACCTAATAATAGGGGATTCATTCAAGGTACCATACTTAAAGATAGGTCTGATTTTGCACAAAACAAATTTACTCTTAGTTTGAGAGAAACAAATACTTCTTTTATTGATTTTGTTATAAGACCGTGGGTGATAATGGCATCTCATTTTGGATATGTTGCAAGGGATATGAATAACCCTGCTGAAGTATTAAAAAATCCTAAAACAAATATAACTATAGTACAATATACAAGAAGTAGTGCTGGGTTATCTCAGATACCGAGAAAAACATGGAGATTTTATAATTGTGTACCTACAACTGTTAGTACTAGAGATTATCAGTATGGTGAAGATGAAAGCGTTAAGAACTTTGATACTTCGTGGGTCTATGATAAATATGAGGTAAATAGTAATTTATATATGAACGTTGATGAACTTATAAAAGCTATTAACCCATTCCCATTCTAAAATGAATCAATACTTTTATGAAAATTTCGAAATAACCGAGTTAAGTTATTTTGAATATAAAAATCTGGTTAAGAATTTGTTTACTGATGATTTGTTCATACTAAATCAGGTATTCGAAAATATAATAAAAAGATCAGTTAAAGATATAGACAATATAGACATTTTAAATAAAGTTAAAATACTATTATTTTTAAGATCGTTAACATTGGGTGAAGATATTAACATAATTGTAAGTGATAAAAACTATAAATTAAATGTTAATTCAATTTTAGATAAAATTACAATTAATCGTGGTGATATTATATCAGATAAAGTTGTTTTTAAAAAATCTAATAGTTTTTATATAGATAACATACTAAATGAAGTAATTTTTTCGATAGAAAAGATAGTTTTGGACGATGATGAAATAGATTTTTCTAAATTAACAAATAACCAGAAGAGTATTATTTTTAATGAAATATCAGATTCTAATATAGTAGATATTATTAATAATATTACTAGTAATCTTGAAGAAGATAACTTAAAACTATTTGATATGGATCTCAATTTACATAACGGTGAAATACTCTACTTTTTAAAAAATATTTTTAATACCGATTTAAATAGTTTATATGATTTAGAGTATCATTTAATTCGTAATTTAAATTTGAATACTATTGATTTCCAAAATTATTCTTTAAGTGAAATGAAGATTCTATTAAACAAGCTTAAAGAAGAGTTTAAAGATGAAGAAAAATCCGGTGGTGTTCCGATTAATTAAATGTAAATATATAAATGTCAGATAATAATTTTAATGATATTTTAAGTCAAGTTAAGGGTCTCAAAAAAGAGATTAGTTTCTTTTCACCTACAAGTGATAAAAATTTAAAAATTTACCCTTTAAGTCTTAAGCAACAAAAAGATATCTTAGAAAATACACTTTCATCTACCCTCTCTTTATTATTTTTTAATAATTGTATTTTTAATATTATAAAGGAGAATTTCTCCGGTAATATGAAAGATTTAGATACAGTTGATAGGGTATCGATATCGATATCACTGAGAAATAAAATTTCGAACATCTATAAAGAAGGAGAAGTTGAGGTTAATTTATCTGAGTTAATAGAAAGAAACAGTAATCCGATTAGTTTTGAACCAAAGGAAGTAACTTCAGGAGAGTTTACGTTTAAACTAAAAAGACCGAGTTTAGAACTAGATAATAAAATTAATAACATACTTTTAAGAAAATATAAAAATAGTAAAATAGACGAAAGTAATGTTAATAATGTCATAAGTGATTTATACGTTTATGAATTGGTCAAGTTTATAGACGAATTACAGTTTGCCGAAAATACGATAAAAGTTGAAGATAACATTAACAATACTGTTAAAATTTTAAATGAAATAGATTCTGACAATTTTAAAGAAGTGTTTGATTATATTAATGAGCTTAGAGAAATTGAAAGTTCATTGACAAAGATACCTAATTCAGATGATAATATTTCTATTACTCCAGACTTCTTTATAGTCCAGTAGGGTAATTAAATATTATTAATGGCAGATACTACTTTAAATGATGCATTAAGTTTATTAACAACGGTATCTAGTAAACTCAGTGATAGAATTGTAGCTTTAGAAAAAGCTGTAGGTAAAACTGTAGGTCTAAGTACAGAAGGTATAAAAAAACAACCTGAACGTATCGTTGAAGAAAGTAAACCTGTTATAGTTACTGATTTCGGTGTTAAAGCTAAACAAGATCTAAGAGATGTTTTAAAACCATCAATTATCGGTGAAGGTAAAGATTTTGAAACAGGTAAAGCGGGTATGGGATTTCTTACAAAGCTTATTGGACCGGCATTACTTGTTTTAGGTGGGTTAGCTGCTTTGGTGCAAGGTTTAATGACAGATGGTTCGTTAAAAGGTCTTTTTAATATACTTTCAAAAGGTGGTATTGTTGGTGGTGTTAAATTGTTTCAAAAACTAGCTGGTAAACAAATAGGTAAATTTTCTAGTATGTTTGCTAAAATATTACCAAAAGATTTATTTAAAAATGTTATAGACAGAGCTAAAGGTTTCTTAAAAAGTATAGGTAAATTTTTATTAGCTCCATTTGAAAAAATTGCAGGTAAAGGTGGTTCTAAAGCTTTATTTGGTACAATTAGTAAGCTTTTTACACAAACTTTAACACCTTTATTAAAAAGAATACCAGGTATTGGTTCTTTAATATCATGGAGCTTTGCTGTTAGTAGATTTAAATCTGGTGATCTCGTTGGCGGTTTAATTGACGTGGCATCTGGTATAGCAACTTTATTTCCAGGTATTGGTACGGGTATAAGTATTGGTTTAGATGTATTAAATGCATTTTTAGATTTAAAGAAAGATCCTGAAGAAGTTAAGGCTAAAGGTGAAAAGTTTAATTTAGGTAAATTCTTTGGAAATATAAAAGATGCTATAATGAATAATTTCCCTATAAAGAACTTAGTTGAATTTTGGACCGGTGCTGGTAACGTAGTTAAAGGAAATATGAAAGAAGGTTTTAAGCAGATGGCATATGCTATACCATTCATGGAACCGTTATCCGAATTTATATTCAATACAACGCAGGAATCGAAAGATGAGGATGGTAAGTTTAGTTTTAAGCAATTTTTCGGGAATATAAAAAATAAATTGTTAAGATCTATGTTAAATATTCTTCCTAAATCAATATTAGGTGTCTCTGTCAGGGCACGAGCTGCTAAATTATTAGGTATAGATATGGGTCCAGTAGAAGATGATACACAGTCAATTGAGTTATCTGAAAGAGGCAATAAATTTACCCAGGAACTCAATAATGCCGGTGTTAAAGTTTCAAGCAATGGTGTAAGTGATAGTTCATTAGACAAGGATACGTTTGTGAAAGTAAGCCAGACTAACTTAAAAATAGGTTCTGATCAAATGTTTGAGCTTAAAAAGAATAATATTTTATTGACACAAATTTTGGAAAAAATAAACACCGGTGGTACAGTTATAAACACCACAAATAGTTCTGTAATTCAATCGAGCGATAATAATACTATAAGACAATTTAGAGAAAGATATGCCTAATTAAATATTATTAATGGCAAACTTATGGACATTAAAATTTGGTGTTGAAGAAAAACTACCCCTGCTGGTAAGATCTGGTACAAATGTCGGTAGTAATATAAGTTTTTCATCTAACAGGGTATATAAAGATCTTAAAGGACCGTCTGACCCAATTGATGTAAATAACGATTTTAATTGGACAAAAAGTCCAAAAAGTTCAAGACAAGATGTACCAAAACTAAGACTTATAGAAAAAAGAATTGCAAAGAATAGTACTGTAAGTAATTTAGCTTATTCCTTATTAGCAAATGTGGATTTAGCTAATACCGTATCACAACAAGGTGCAGCTTCTATTGATTTATTAGCAGGTAATGAAAAAGCTGAAGTTCAAAATAGTTTACAAAATTTAAAAAGTTCTGCTGCGGATTCAGTTAACGATGTTATTAACAATAGTGAAACGTTGACAAAGGTTAAAGGTAAATTGAATGAAGTTTTTGATTTTGAATCTTTTCAAAGTAATGTATTAAGACCGTATAATTATTTGTACGTTACCGAAAAAACAGGATTTGAATATATTTTCCCATACTTAGAAGATGATTATAGAGAATCAAATATAACAATGGGGGAAGATCAGCAAAATATAGCTACTAGTATTCTTGGAGCTGTTAGTGATATAGCTCAGCAAGCTGCTGGTGTCGCTTTAGTTTTGAGACC